TGAACATTATGTAGTTTGAGCATTATTTTATCCTACTATCTGATGCATTGAATTTAGATTTTTCAAAACCTTCATAACTCATTTCACCATTAGTGGTCTTCACTCTACCTACAATGTTACCAACCATGTCACCGCCGGTCAATTCATAAATCATCTCAATGATGGCTTCCTTCTTTTCCAGATCAACTCTGGCTTCCGCCATCGCTTGACCTTGTTTCACAATCAGATCAAAATCGCCAAGATCCTTCACATTATGAATGAAGAAATGCTTGTCATCTTCTGTTTTCTGATATTGAAATGCATATTTGTTTCCAAATCTGCTGTTGAAGTACTGCACATACTTTTCTGCTTCTGTGACTATGTTAGCGTCAAAGCTTTCCTTTATAAGAGATGTTAATTTGATAGACATTTTTCTAATAAATATTATGATAAATGGACTATCATCATGCCATAATTTTTAGGATCTGTTTCTCCTGTGAGTTGATATTCTGCCAACACTTCATGCACCTTCATCTTCATGTCTGAACTGTTACCTGTTATGATGAATGCCTGATGTGTACCTGTCAGCAGAGCATCTCCTAGGAACATGTCCATGGTTCTACGCACATCTTGATGTCGAACGCCATGCAGATCCAATTCCATTGTCTTCATATCATTTACCTAAGTTTGTATTACCTTTTCGATGTTTTGGATAATATGGACAATTGCGACACTTCAAACCACAACAATAACCTCTCGCTTCGAGCTGCTCTGCTGTCATTGGCCGCAATTGTCCCATTATCACCTACACAATTTCACATGCACCACCAGCACATGCAATCTCACCTTTCAGATCTGTCTCATCTTCTGTTTCAACAATTCTTGAAAGATCCACATCAACAAGGCTCTGCATTAACTGATCATATTGTTCTTCTGTGATGTCCTCAAATGGAGCCTGCTTATAAGTACCTCCCATATAAGGTAGTACTGAGAGACCATTATAAAATTCGCGGTTCTCCCACATCCAACTGCCTACAGCATCCCATTCGTGTTCACGCACTGAAATGGTGGCTGAAATATTATGGCTGTTAGCACCTGTTCTATGTCCTGGACGAATCCAATCCTTTGTGACATGTTTCACTCGCTCCAACAATTGCAGAGGCGACTCTGTTCTAAGGATTGCCGTCTCAGGAGATTTCTGTGGTACTGATATCACAGCAGTGTCATGCGGTCTGAAATATTCATCTTCAATAAGCTCTGGATGATTTTCTACCAAATAAGAATAAATTGCTTCATTCTTGCCAACACGTACTCTTCTGATATAGAAATCGTTATGCCATGCATGAATACCTGATGATGTTCCCAATGTCAATGATGTGGTTCCTGCAGGCTTAACTGTGGTACATCTTGCTGCTTTGTTGATACCGATGAGACCAGCAACTCTAACGTTCTCATCTTTCACAACCTTAGCAGCTTCCTTCATGTTATAATCCAATATAACACCGGAACCGATACCTGTCATTGAAATACCTACCAATGCATCCTTCTCAGTGGTTCTTTGCCATACTGGACGCAGATAATGAAAATCTGTGTAACCTGCTTGCAATGTACCTATCAGAGATGCTGCACGTACTCGTTCATTCAGATCTTCCTGAGATTCAATGTTGGAAACGTTCACTTCAGTTAGATTACAGAACTGAAATGGTCTCAATCCAATCTCACAACATGGATTTGTCCCCCAATCTTTGTCATTGGAAAGATAGATGCCAGGTTCGCCGGCTCCACTCAACTCAATACGCTTCCAAAGATCCATAAAGAAATCTTTTTCCAAGCGATGGCGAAGTAACACAGCTGAATTGTTGGCACGACCTCTCTGTGGATTGTTCTCCCACCAATTACCAGATTTACATCCAATCATTTCATCATCATCTGCTGAGAACAGACTGATCAAAGCTGCTCGACGAATACCTCCTGCCAACACTGCATCTGCAATGTGACAAATGATATCATGCACTTCCAATGGAGTCAATTTATCACCGTTCTGCTTTTCATTCAGGATACCCTCCACTTTCACCAAACATTCTCTCAGTGGCTGTGGACCAGGTGCCTTACCTCCTGATGTTATGAGTCTAGCGCCTTTTGGTCTGATGTCTGAAAAGTCAAACTTGATCTTTGATCCGCTATAGAAATATGTTTTCACTAATGCCTTCACTGCATCAGCCCAACCTTCAATTGAGTCAGCAATCAGGAATCTTCGTGTACGAGCTGGATTAGGTTTGTTGATCTCAGGTAGTTTCTCTACATGATGACGTTGAACCGAATATCCAACTCCTGTACCTCCTAGCAATAGGAACATCACTTCACCAAATACTCTCCAATCATCAATTGGTGCAAATGCACAATTGTATACACGGTTAGGTGATATCTCAATAGGCTTACCAGCAAACTGCATACTACGCATTGATGGTAAAACTTTCTTGTCATATACTAATTTATATGCCGTTTCAATTGCTTCTGACAATGCAGGGTATTTTTTCAAATGCATTGCCTTGTTCCGGTCCACAAGTTCTGTCCATGTCTCTCTCCTGTTCTTTTCAGGGAGGAACTTGGCATACTTCATGTGTACGGTGATATCACTGAGTATCTGGGTAGATATATCCATGAATTCCTAATTTTTTAATGTTATTTAATAAAGTGTTCGTCGTAACTAATTTGGCGTAAAAAGAACGATTTACTGCAATATATATACGTCATGAGTGCGTAGAATAGCCATTTGAACAACAAAATCACCCGAAATCTTTTCCAATTGTTTCATTGTATTTACGAGCAAGCAATTGTCTAGCCAACGTATTCCCATTATCCATTTGCTTTTGCGTCTGTTGACCGTTAATGGACGTATCCGTATATATGTTAAATTGCCCGTTACTAAGATTCATCTTGCTTGGCAGTGTGATACCATCAGGACCAAAACGATTCTTGATGATGTGCCAACGACCTGTACCGGCCAATTTATCCTCAACCTTTCTAGACAATGATATGATGAAATCTGCAACCATCACTTTACCATATGACTCAGCAACTTTACTTGCATCAATCACATCTTCCTCCAATGCAGATCTGTTTGCCTGAGATGCTGTCCATACTGGCAATTCATATTCGCCGGCCATACCTCTGAGATCTTCATATATACTTTCCAGTTCATGTCGTTTCTCTGCGCCATTACCTCGTAACAGATCAGCATAGTCCACGATGATCACATCAGGCTTCTTACCTTGCATTATGCATTTCTCAACATGAGCACGAATACCTAACACTGAAGTAGTCTTGGTTGGATAATGTTTGATGATCAAATCACCATCTATCTTAGCCAACCGTTCCTTCACTTCAGACTGATAATGTTTCAGATTCTGATTTGCAATACCTGTTATCACAGAATCATATCTGAGACCTACGTATGCCTCGTTAAGCTCCAATGTATAATGCAGAACTGTTTTACCTTTCTTCACAGCAGATGCACCAATGTTCATCAATGCCCATGATTTACCAATACCGGCCGGAGCAACCATCACACCTAACTCTCCTTTACCCAAGCCGCCATCTGTAAGATCATCTATCACGTCCCAACCAGTTGATTGAACATGACGAACAGCGTCTGTATAACGTTCTTCAATGGCAGTCATGTAATCATGTCCAATATCTTTGTCTGCTCCTGCTTTCAGAGCATCATCTATCTGAACTTTGATTTCTTCATAACGACCATGTTTGAGTAATTCAACACTGCTCATAATGGCTTTCTTGATCTCCTGATTCTTGCAGAAGTCCAAAGCCTGTTCCTTTATGAACTCCAGATCATCTGATTCAGTGTACTTCCAGGCATCCTTCAAATGGTCTTTGATCTGTGTAGCAAGAACATCATGATCAACATCATCCAGTTTCACTTTCATCACATCCAATGATGGTGACGCCTTATGCTCCAAATGATATTTCAATATAGTGTCGACTATCCAATGATTAGCCTCTGACTCAAAATATTTTGGAGATAGGATATCTGCAATCTGTTGCAAAAATGTCTTGTCAGTCATCAGTGATGTGATCACCTTGATCTGAAATGAATACCCGTAACTACTTAAGCGATCTGTCATTTACATAATATAATAAAATTTTTCAAATAATCAAATGCTTCCATAAGCATTTAGTGACATAAATGATGAATTCAGCCAACTGTCCAGATCTTTGATAACCGTGTACATCTTATCACGCATGAACATCTTCTTGAACTCCAGCACATCCAGTTTCTGACTGTCTTGTTTGCACATATTCAGAGCCAACATTTTGGCATTGCCGTGAATATCCACTTCTTTGAGCTGCATCAATCTGTAATTCAGATCCAACTGATCTTTAGCAGTTGCTAACGTGTTCACAACTTTGTATTTGGAATCTTGTTGCACTGCATAGTCAATGATCTCATCAACTGACACTTCTCGGTCCTCTGTCAACATTGGAAAATACTTGATCAGTGATTTCAGGCCTACTCCTTTGATACCCTCAATATTATCCGATTTATCCCCCGTTATCGCCCTGTACAAGAGGTAGTTCTTTTCATTTATACCTATTTCTTCTTGTAGAAGACTTGGAGTATATAAGCGCTTTTTGATAGGGCTCCATACATTGATTCTGTGATTAACTAACTGCAGAAAATCTCTGTCTGTGGACACAATTGTACACTTCTGATGATCTTCTGTGTACACTTCATTTGCAATGTATGCAATGATGTCATCTGCTTCCACATTGTCAATGGACATGGTGGTAACTGGTAAACAGTTCAGATATTGTATCATTCGGCCAAATTGCCGGCGCATACTTTCCTGTTCATCCTCCAATGAAGCAAACTCCTGATATCTGTTGAAAGCAGTTTTGTTTGCTCTATTGGCCTTGTAGTTCGAGTAAATGCTCTTTCTGCGCTTGGAACCTCCCTTACCATCAAACACAATGATACATCTGGTTGGTTTCAGTTGTCGTATCACTGCACCTATTGATCTGAGAAATCCAGTTACTCCGCCAATATGTTGTCCATCATCATTGAGAGCAGGAACGGCAGAGAACACTCTGATGAAAGTGTTCAATCCGTCTATAACCATTATATGAGAATTCTTATCTCTACCCGTTCCATCCTGCCGTTCCTGCTCAATCTGCTGCAGCAGCTCTTTATACCGTTTCTGCATTAACCTTCTTCATTAACAAACTCTTCATCAATCTCAATGTCATCTACTCCAAAATCTTCTCCTGGCTTGTATTTCAGGATATATGCTTTGCAGATGGCATCATAGATCTCTTGTTTCAATCCATCTTCTTCAGCTATTTTCTTTTCAAAATCTTTTGATAGAAACTTCACATCCGAACCATCTGTTCGAGTATATGTATACCATGCACCGGACTGATTAAGCAGTTTGTAGTCCTTCATAACATTTAGCCATCCACCATAATTGTCAATACCTGACTCAAAATAGATGTCATAATCGATTGACTTCAATGGCGGCCCCATTCTGTTCTTCACAACCTGAACTCTGGTCTTGATACCAATGACCTGATCAACACCATCCTTCTTCATTTTGATCTGTCCTACTGATTTCAGACGTAATCGAACTGAAGCGTGGAATGGAATGGCCTTACCACCTGATGTTGTATACGGATCACCAAATGCAACACCAAGTCTTGTTCTGAGCTGATTTGTGAATAACAAACAGATCTTTTCACGACCAATCATGTTAGTGATCTTACGCATACCTTTGCTCAGAATGATTGCCTTGGAAGTGGCATAACCATCCTTGTCAAATTCTTTGGCCATCTCAATCTTAGTGGATGCTCCCATCACTGAATCAACAACAATGGTAACGAGTCTGTCTTTACTGCTTTTTCGAACACCTTCCACAATGCTTTCAATTGCTTCAAAAACATCTTCAATGGTATCCAAAGGCACATACAACATCTTCTCAAGATCCAAACCAATGGCTTCCAGAAAATCACGGCTAACTGCATTCTCAGTATCAATATATACTGCCAATCCTCCTTGTTTCTGAGTACTAGCCAATGCATGAGCCGCTAACAGAGACTTACCAGATGCCTCCAATCCCGTTATCTCAGTGATACGTCCGACCGGGAAACCTCCATTCTCTCTGTTTGAGATTGCAAGATCCAACATATCAGATCCTGTTGGAATCCATCCTCGCACTTCTGATGGCGAATCAGTGTCCTGGTTAAGAAAGTAAGCTGTCTTGTAGCCAGTATTCTTAAACTTCTTGTTTATGGCACTGGCGAGTTCTCCAGCCAGAGAGTCCTGTAACTCAACTTTAGACTTCATAAGTCCTCCTTAATTAATCGTTAAATAATTCATCAAATGCTGATGACACATCATCAACACGATTTACCGTTGAAGGCACTTCACCTTCTTTTGGTGGTGGAGGAACTCCATCCGAACTAGCATCAGATGATGCTTCTTCTGGATTCAACCATGTCTCCAAAGCTTCTTTGAGTTCATCATATGTTGGCTCCTTGAAGATCTCTGTGAGAGCCTGCTGATTCTTTGCAATCTGCTCAGCAACATTTCGATCTTCAGTCATTGGAGAAACATTTGGTTTCACTCTGATAGCTGTCTTAGGATATGATCCTGGGCCTTCTGCCGGAGTAAACTCAACAACAATGTCACGTCCTCCCATTGGATCTGTGATGTCACCATAATCTGGATCTGCAATGAATCCTAGAAGTTCAGTGTACACAGTTTTTCCAAAGCCCCAAAATTTTACACCTTCAGATTCTTGGCCTCGAACGATGATTGGTGCATACACACGCATCTTTGGTTCCATCTTTTTGCCAAGTTTCCATTCATCTGAATTACCTGAAGCTTTGAGTTTCTCAGTGAACTCCACAACTGGATCAGCCTTGCCGAATGTCGTAGGAGACAGAAAGTTCTTCTTGCCTAAGTTGTAATGAAAATAAAGTTCCTGGAATGGGTTTGCTCGATCATGCTGATAAGGCACAATTCGAATAACCTGCTTACCCGGTTCTGGGCGCCATAATGTTTGACGGCGGTTGCCTGTCGTTTGAAGTTGATTAAGCTTCCTTTTAATCGCATCTAAATCAATTGCCATTTTTCAATTCCTTTTTTGGTTAAACAATAAAATACTAATCAATTCTTAATATAAGTGCTTAGATTCAAATATCCAAGTCTTTTAATGGTTATTTTTCAATTATTTTTTACAAATATAAATATGCTTAAACATCCAATCGTTTGAGCATTTTCAATTTGATTTGTCTGAGTTGATCGCCATCCGTTAACAACAGAGAGTTTCTGTAGAGTTGCCATGGAATGATGAAACTCTTGTCCAGAACACCATTGTTACATTCCTTGATCACTGTATTGAGAGCATTGATACTATACAATGTGTTACTCTCTTTCTTTCTGTGAATGGAAATGGTGTTAGCAGATCTTCTAGGTGACGGTAACACAATGTTGTAGGTTATATACAGATCATCCGGACGCTCCTGATCACAGA